ACTCATAGCCAAAAATAACGAATAAATTGAACTACGCCGCCAACTAAAAGAATTGTTAAAGCAAAAGAAGTCATCAATTTAATCCAATATATAATTGTTTTAGATTGGGTCCCAATATCAACATTTAAGGAAGACATTGAAAAATCAATCACAGAAAGAGAAGAAGTTGAACCGGTCAAACTTTCAAGAGAAAAATTCACCACCGGAAGCGTAGTGGTAGGGGACAGAGTTAAGCCAGAAAAAAAATCACGAGTGGCGATTAGATAATTTAAAGGACCTTTGGTTTTTAGATTATCAACCGCATTTATTAGTTTTTGCCTTGCCGCTTGGGTGGGGTAAAAAATACCAACAAATAAATGTTTTAATTCCCAAGTTAAACCCTCTAAAATACCAGACGGCTTTTCATCCAAAATAAATAAATCTGGTTCTACTGGTTCGGCATAAGGCGGCAAAAAGCCAGAAGTACAAGATAAGGTAGTTGTAGCAATTTCTGGATAAATCAGTACCATTTGTTCATAACAAGGATATGTTATACAGTTTGGGTCAGTTTGAGAACCTTGAAAAATATATTGAACATTAAAATCACCGGAATAAGGAATTGAAATAGGAATTGTATAAGAACCGGTAGTAGTAGCGGAAATGGTAGACGAAGCAAAAAAGAAATTCTCATAATAAGTCCCAGAAGCATAAGAACCAGAGGAAATTTTAAGAATTATATCGGTATAATCTATCGGGTCAGACGGGTCAAACCAATAATCACCAGAAGCAACAAACTTGCATTGAGAAGATGTAGTTGTTGCTCCACTAACTGGATAAGTAGGGCTAATTGTAGGGGCTTCAGGTTGAGAAATTGCATAATTCAAATTATCTAGGGAATACCGTCCACCGGAAGATATATGAACTCTAATTTGCGTAGGTATATCAAAGGCTTTATCTACCCAATTTCTCCAGGCGTCCTCATTTTGTCTTATACGCACTCTTTGATTGGTATGGTCTATTTGTATTCTAAAACGGGTCCAAGTATCAACAGAAAGCGTCCAATTTTGATTAACACCATTAAAATAAACCACACCGGCATTATTAAGACCAAAAATAATTGAACCAATAGAAACTTGTTTGTCGCCGGCGCCGTCACCCGGCCAAGAAATCCAAAAATCAAAAAGAGAAGTTTCAAGGTGTTCAACATCTTTATAAATATCGTAAGCATTATAGATAACCCCAGGTCCAGCATTAAGCAATTTCTCACCTTGATAAGGAGAAACGCCGGTATGAGTAGAGGTAGCAATCAAAAAATAAGTAGCGTCGCCGGTCCAACCTTGCTGCCCAGCTATAGCCCCAAGATTATAATTCTCAAAACCAGTTTGAAAAGCAAAAACCGAACCAAAAAAAGCAAAAGAAAATAGAACCAAAAAAATTATAGTTGCTATAATTTTTTTCATATAGACAAAAAGGGTTGAATAGAGAGGAAAAAATATGCTAAACCCCTACTATTCAACCCTTTTATTTCCCCCACCCTATCTACCAACCACACGGCGAGCCAATTTTAGCAATAAAACAATTCCTAAAATCACCGCAAAAACAATAAAAACCGCAGGCAAATTATCAGTAATAACCTGCAAAATATCGTTTTTAAGCTCAGTAAAACCAGTATTCAAGGCAGCAGTAGTAGAAGCCGGAATTGCGGCAAATGCTTTGGAACCAAAAGCTAAAAGTGCCGCCACCGCCCCCACAACCTCAATTTTGAACTTTGTAATCATAACTAATAAATCCTTTTTTGCTCCTTCCGGCCTTTAAAAATAAAGGAGGGTCAAATTTTAAAATCTACCTCGCCGCTGCAAAAATTCCAAAAGCCAAACAACACCCAGCATCACAGCAAACAAAACCATAATCACGCCCAAATTGTCCAAAACCAAAAATAAAAAATCGTTCTGAAATTGAGTTAACCCATTATTCAAAGCCTCAGTAGTAGAAGCCGGTATCACAGCAAACGCTTTCCCAGCAAAAGCCAAAAACGCCGCCACCGCAACTATACCTAATTTTATTATTTTAAACATTATTTAAAATAAAACTTTCAAAATAGCAAGAAAAAAACCAAAAGCCAAAGCAACTAAAATAGCATAAGAAATAACTTCAACAAAAGAAACATAATCAATTATCATACAAAATTCTAACTAAAAAACCAACCGCTAAAACCAAAACTAAAACAACAAAAAATGCTTCAAGTGAATTTTCAAAAATATATTCAAAAATCTCTCGTGCGTCTGTCATTTAATAATTGTAAAATTAAAATTAAAATTAAAAAGAAAACTATCAACCCGATTGAAACATTGAAAATTTGATAAAATCTATCAAATGCAGAGAAAAAAACCTCAAAAGCCTCGGTATCAGAAGCATTCGGAGTAGTGGTAGTAACATTTAGATAATACATTATTTAAAGCGGCAGAGGAATATCCATTTTATAGAGGATTACAGAAAACCTCTTACCAGAACTCCGCCGCCCGATTTAATTTTACTTGTCTTTTTTAACCCTGTCAAGCCCAGAAAAATTCTTGACTTCACCCATACCCTGAATAAACATTTTCGGCGGCGTTTTTATAGAAATTTCTACTTTTTTTGCTTTAACAATTAAAAGCAATTCGTCCATTTTTTTATCAATGGTTTTTAGTTTACCTAAAATATAATAGAGTGATAAATTTTGGTCTTTGACCATTTTATATTTTATAAATATATAATCTTTCTAAAAAGAAACTTTTTAGAAAGATTATATAATATTCTATAAAATTTGTCAATACCCCCTTTTTATTCGGGAAATCCCGAGTTATCCACAGCCCCCCCAAAAAAAAAACTACTTTTTGATAGATTTAATTGATTTATGGCCACAAGTGCGGCAGGTCCAACACTCTACTTTATCAACTTGAAATCTTGCATTAAGAAAAACATCCTCATATTCGGCTAATGTGTCATAAAAATCAAACTCTTTTCGGGTAAAAAGCACAGGCCTAACCAAACCAGAACCAACATTTCGGGTAACATTTTTAACCCGATGAATATCGCAAGATTGAAGTAAAGAAATCTGAAAAGGATGTCGGGGAAAAATCGTTTGTCCATTTTTTCGCCGAATTGAAGTGCCAATCACGCGGCGAATTTCATAATAATTCTGAACTAATTCCCTCATCATTGTATCAAGGCGGTTAATGTGCTGCACCGCGCCCCAAATATCAACCCCAGCGTGCCGGTGCTGCTGCAAAGCATATTGTAAAGCAGGGTCTATCTTATCCCAGTAACGAGAATTAAACCAAATTTGAGCCTCATCTAGAATAATAATAACATTTTTAAGTTTCTTTATCTCGGTTATCTCGTCAAAATATCTCACTCTATCATCGTTAAAGTGTAAGTATTTATAAGAATAAACTACTTCGCCTTCAACCAAAAACTTTTGAACTAATTTCGCAAGATAGGCAGTTTTACCAGCGCCGGGAAGCCCGGCAATTATATTTATCATAAAAGATTAAATCCTAGTCGCTAAAATAACAACCATAAAAAGAAAGGGAAACTATCTACCAATTATTTTTTTAATCAACCAAAACATACTCTTTAATGTAAAAGTCATAATCACCATCCAAAAAAGCAATTCAAGGTAAGTCCTAAAGAGAATAACATCAATAAAAGGTGAAATCCAATTTAAAGAAAATTGAAGCCAACCTTGAAAAGTATTTAATAGAGATTGATAAGTAGCAAAAGACAAACCCGGTAAATCAGTAGGCAATAAATTAGCTATTTGTCTAACTATAAGGGTAGCAATACCCAAAATGAAATCTAAAATACTCATAGCCAAAAATAACGAATAAATTGAACTACGCCGCCAACTAAAAGAATTGTCAAAGCAAAAGAAGTCATCAATTTAATCCAATATATAATTGTTTTAGATTGGGTCCCAATATCAACATTTAAGGAAGACAT